ATGAAGATGAAGATGAAGATGAAGATGAAGATGATACTGAAGACGAAGATGATGAAGATGATGGAGAAAAAGATTATGATAATAGCAGTGAAAGTGATGTTGAAACTACCAAAGAAAAAAATGAAAAATATAATGATGAGAAATTAAATTCACAGCCATTAGATATTAGTTTTAGTAATAATATAGACAAAAATAATATAGTAGATTTAGAAAACAATGATATCATTAATTTTATGAACGAAGAAGATTTTTATAAAGATTTAACTTCAAATGAAAGTATACAAATTAAATCGCGCGATACCATTTATTTAGACATTTATAAAAATGCAAGAAAAAAAGCTAAGGAAATTAGAAATAAAGCTATTAAAGCGTTTTTGGAAGCAAAAAAAATAAAACTTCAATATAATTTACAAGACATAGAAGATAGCGATGAAAGTGATAAAGATGAAATCTAATTATTTTTATAATAATAAAAATAATTTTATAATTATTTTATTATTTATTTTATATAAATGGCAGGCAAAGTAAAAATGGTCAAAAATATGAGTTTTGAATATGTTTTAGGAATTGTAGGTGTTTTAATTCTAGTTTTTGCTTTATATAGTTATTCAAATAGTAAAAATTTACAAGTAAGCGCGATGCAAGATATCTCTAGAGAAAAAACAAATTCCTCTGTACTAGAAACTCCAACACCACCAGCTACAGTATCTAGCAATAATGTAGTCCCTTCAAAAACACAAGAAGTAACTGATCCAAGTGAACTTTTACCATCTAATAGTAATGCTTGGGGCTCTCTAAACCCCAACCCAACTCCCGGTCTTGAAAATGTATCACTACTCAATGGATCAAATAAATTAAATGGTATTGATACTGTTGGTAATTCATTAAGAAATGCTAATTTACAGCTTAGATCTGATCCACCAAACCCAAGAGGCAATACAAATTGTCCATGGAACAATTCAACAATAGAAGGAGATCCATTTAGAAGACCTTTAGAGATTGGTACAGTACAAAAATAAATTATTATTATTATTTATAATACTGTTTAATATTATATGAGTAAAAATATAATATTAAATATTATACTTATTATTATTGGGGTATTTTTAGCTATAAAACTATATAGGCGAACAGAGGATTTTTCACTACGGTGTATTATTTCAGATAAAGATGGTAATAGATATTGTGTACGTGATAGACAAAAATTAAATATGTCTGCTGATAAATTAGCATTTGTAACAGAAAGTATGAATAAATTAGTAAAACATTTAAAAGAAACAAAATCTGATCAAGATAATGTTAAAAGATTAATTAAAAATTATAATCCTAAACAAATTTATGAAACATTACCAACCAGTGAATACACGGCATATAGTGAAAATAAAGGTGAAAAATTAGCATTTTGTTTAGATACTGAAAAAGATAGCAACGGTAAATTAATAGATGAAAATACTCTTATGTATGTTGCATTACATGAATTAAGTCATATTGCAAGTGTATCTATTGGACACACTGATGAGTTTTGGAATAATTTTAAATTTTTAATAACAGAATCAAAAAAAATTAATATATACAATCCTATTGATTATAGTAAAACTCCCGCGCGTTATTGTGGTATGGATATTACAGATAATCCATATTTTGATCTTTAATATGATTTATAAATAATATCATAAATATATGTATTGTTTAATATATTATTTTTTTCGTGCTTTTTTTTACTTACAAAATAAAACTTATTTTCATTTAGTTTAGGAAAAAAAGTATCACATGTATATTCACTGTCTATATATGTTATATAAATTTCATTTATTTTAATTAGTTCTGAATTTAAAAATAAATTATAAACACTTGTCCCACCTATTATCCATATTTCCGAATAGTTTTTTAAACATAAAAATGAAATTAATAATTCAATTGAATTAAAACTTTTTACAATATTATTATTAATAGTATAATCAAAAATTTGAGATTTTGACAATATTAAATTATCACGTCCAACAAGCCCTTTATTATTCAAACTTGTCCATGTATTTGAACCCATAACAACACAATTATTTCCATCTCCAATAGTTAATGATTTAAATTTTTTCATATCACTTTTAATATGCCATGGTAATTTATTATTTATACCAATTCCATTATTTTTACAGTATGCAACTATAATATTAATCTTCATATTATTATATAAAAATATATGATTGTATTTATATAGATGTCAAATATATTTAAAATATATTTAAATTCATATAATAATAAAACTTTTACAAATGAATTATCACACATAATTGTTTTTATAGGTGAACAATTCTTATTAAAAAATAAAGATATTGATCTAGAAAAACTTAAAAAATTTGATTATGCAAAAGATTTTTTAAATTCTAATTACTATAAACAATTCGGTTTTAATGAATATTTTAATGATTTAGATTTAATGTATATTCAAGATTTTAATATTAAAATAGATTTTAATTATGAAAATATATATTTTGACGATACTATTGAAATCATTAAATTTAAAATAATTAATTACATTAATAGCAAGTTTAAAAAAATATCTTATGAAGAATTATATTTATTCTCTTGTTTAAATATTGAATTTAATGATATTAATGTATATAATAAATTATCCGATAATAATAAAATAAAAATTACAAAAAAAAAATTATATGAATATTTATCTAATATTTATGAACAATATTCTATTTTAGAATTATTAGACGATAAAGAAGTCTATGATTATGATGATATTAAAAATATTGCAGAAAATATTTTATATATTAATGAATTTAAAGCTATTGGACAAATAGCTAACAACAATTTTAAATATATTGCAAATCCTTTTAATGTTAATGAATATAATATTAATCAAAGATTATTATCAAATAATATTATTACTACTAATAATAATACAATGTTATTTGAAAATAATATAACCAATTTCACTTTTTATATATGCATATTCCAAGATGTTTTAAATTTTTTTACACATAAATATAAACAAAATTATTTTGAATATATCATCAAATTATATTTTCCATTATTAAATAATGAAAATATTTTATCTCTTACATCATATAATAGTAAACATGATACATTATTAACAAATACTGAAAAACATCTAACCTCTAAAGATTTTATTAAAAAAAATAATATTGTTGATGCATTACATAAAATTGATTTAACTACCCCTCTTATAAATAAAATAACCGGTTCAAAAAAAATAAATTTAACAATTCATTCATATTTAAATTATAACATATCTCTCGAATCTATTTTTAAAATATTAAATAGTAACGAACAATATCCCATTATTAAATTTAATCCAGGTAAAAAACAAGAAAATTTATATAGAATATATTGTGTTACTAATAATGATAATAAAAAAATACCATTATTGAATCAAAAAGATATTATTAAATATTCAAAAATTCTTGGTAAATTAAATACAATCTCTCTAATTGTTAAAAATAATTCGCATATATTTAAAAAATACATTAAAGAATTTATAATAGAAATTGATATTACAGGTGCAATTAATGTTAAAATGGAATTTAATTTAATTATGAAAATTCACAATATTGAAAAATTATTAATATATAGTGTTAATCCTATTATTAAAATTATTAAAAATTTTATTACAAATAATCAAAATATTAAACCATTTATCTCTCTATTACAAGATAATGTTCAAATTAATGGTATTGATTATCAATTAATATATTCTGAACCATATAATAAATTAACTAATTTTAATAATCTTAAAAATCATTTATTATTTTTGTTTAATACCATTAATGATACCAATACTATTACAAAATTAAAATATAAATATATTTCTAATTATACTAATCATAATGAAAAAACAGAGTTTGTTATTAACGAAATTAAATTAAAAAGCGATCCAGCCGATATAATAATTCGTTTAAAAAAAAATTTTAATATTGAATCTAATATAGCAGCAAAAGAAATATTTGAAGAAATTATACAGACATTAACATTACTAGAAAATAATTTTAATTATAAAAAATTTAATATTAAAAATGCACCAGGATTTAATATAAATCTTGAATTATTAGAAAATAATCTATATATTAATATTCTTAATATAGATCATATCTTTTATATAAATAAAATAATTTTATATTTTGATGGTATTATTAAACTAATTACTAATACAAAAACTAACATTATTACAGATGAAAAAATATTGAATCTTTTTAAAGATAAAGTTATTGCCAAAAATATGCAGAATACTACAAATTTTATACAAGATGATATACAAATTCATGGCAACAATATGTTTGTTAATAATCAATTAGTTGCTGATGATAATGATGATTCACAAGATGATATTATTCATATTGCCAGTAGCAGTTATGATAATGATGAAGATGATAATAATTTTTTTGATTTATTATTAGATGATGATGAAGATAATGATGTTACTAATGATGATAATCATAGTAACGATGATGAGGACAATGATGATGATTCAAATATTAAAAGTAATAGTGAACAAAATACTAAACACAAGGAAGATAATACATTATTAGATGAAGAGGAAGACGGAGAAGATGATTTTTTTGAAACTCAAGACAAACATGATGAACATGAAGAAGAACATCGTGATAATGATAACAACGAATATGATGATGAAATAAAATTTGGTAAAGCTAATCCTATACTAAAAAGACTTTTAAGTTATGAAAAAAATATTTTTGGAAAAAAAATAGAAATGTTATCAGGTAATGATAATCAATATTTTACAAATTATTCAAGATTATGTCAATCAAAACGACAACCAGTTATTATTAATCAAGAAGAAAAAGATAAAATAGATTCAGAAAATCCAGGATCATATAGTGATATTATTGAATATAGTAGTAACAAAAATAATAAACATTATTATATTTGTCCACAATTTTGGGATATAAAAAACAATATTCCATTAACAAAAGAACAAGTTGAATCTGGTGAATATGGAAAAATTATTAATAAAAAAACTGGAAATATAATGATATTTGATAAAGATACTAAAACTTATATACAAAAAACACCCGGATTTTTAAAAAATACAACAAGTGATGGATTTTGTTTACCATGTTGTTTTAATAAATCAATAACTAATAATAAAAGTGCAAAAATGTTAAAAAAAATTAAAAAATGTAATGTAAATCTTAAAAAAATTCAAACTGCAAATAATGATAATACTTCTTTTGATGATTTTAATGCTGAAAAGAATCAACATGAAAAGAATGATGATACTGATGAAGATACTGATGAAGATACTGATAATGACACAGATGATGAATCAGATAATGACGACAATGATGATGATGATAAACAAAATAAACAAATGTACATTATAAATGAAAAGAAGTTTCCTTTACCTAAAAATAAATTAGGTGATTTGCCAATTATATTAAGAAATTTTTTACAATTTGATACTAAATTATGTAGAAATAAAGATACTCCAAATACCCTTAAATTTAAATATAGATGTTTATTACGTCATGGTGTAGAAAAAAATAAAAAACAATCTTTCCTTGCATGTATTGCTAATGTATATTCTAAACAAAATTTAAATGGTATATCTTTAACAATACAAGAATTTAAAAAAATATTAATAGAGGCCATCGATATTGATAATTTCATTAGTTACAATAATGGCAATCTTACATCTATATTCTTATCAAAAAACTTAGGTCAAGATTATTTTGATAACTTTATTATTGAAGATAAATATAAAACAGCTAATTTTTATAAAATTATAGATAATAATATTGATAATCAAATTAATTTATTTAAAAAAATTATAAATTCTTATGAAAATTTTATAAATTATATTAATAATGAATCAATATATATTGATTATACATATTTATGGGATATTATATGTAAACCTAATCCAAAATTATTTATTGATGGTATCAATTTAATTATTTTAGATACAACAAGCTACGATTTAACTGAAAATATTAAAGTTGTATGCCCTAAACAAAATTATTCAAATGAATTTTTAGATGAAAATAAATTATCATTAATATTAATTAAAAATAATAATATATTTGAACCTATTTATGCAATAAAAGATACATTAAAATTAAATGAAAGAATAACATTTTTATTTAGTTTTAAAAAAGAGAAAGATGATATTCAAATGAATGTATTTAAAAAAATACTTAATATTATTAAAAATGATATAAATCAAAATTGTATTGGAACTATTGGAAAGAATAATGAAAAATATACTTTTGAAAAAAATGTTTCATATGATATATTAAAAAATATTTTAATTAGATTAAAATATATTATTGTTTATCAAATTATGAATTATGAAAATAAAATAATTGGAATTGTTATTATGAATGATACCATAAAAGGATACTTTTTTATACCATGTTATCCTTCAAGTTATCAAGATGATACTGTAGAAGTAAAATTTATAGATGACACCAAAAATGAATTTTATAATAATTATAAAGAAACCAAAAATATTTTATCACATATTTATCATTCATCAGAAAAAACCATTAAATCTAATCCTATAATTAGAATGGTAGAAAATAATATGACCATTGGTATTATTACAAATGGTAATCAATATGTACCATTAATAAATCCCGAAATATATATTAATGATGATTTAATTGAATTAAATGAAGATAATTATTTAATTAATGATATTAAAATACAAACATCATATAAAAAAGACGATGAAAGAAGTGTTTTAATAAATAAAATAAAATTAGAAACTAATTTTTTTAATTTATTTAGAAAAATATTGAAAAATCAACTCGGGGCAATTAAAAATACAAAACAAGTATTTGAATTAAAAAATATTATTAATGATATTTCAATACTGTATTTTGATAAAATTAACATAATTCAAAATATATTAAATACTATCTTGAAAAATTATGTTATATTTGAAAATTATGAAACCAATATACTAGAAGAATTAAATACTTTATTTGATTGTAATATTAATAATGATTATCATGATAATCATGATATTGAAAATAATTGTATACATGATAATTGTATGTATCTTAAATCTAAAAATATTTGCAAATTAAAAATACCAAAAAACAATCTTATTACAAATCAAGATAATGAAACTATTTATTATACTAAATTAGCAGATGAACTCATACGTTATTCTAAATTTTCTATATATTTATTTGAATCAGAAAATTATATTAATTTAGAAAATATGAAATATAAAATAAGTAAAGATGAAATTATTATTACACAAAATTCAATAAATAAAAATATTTCTAAAATTAATCTCGATAATGATTTAGAATATTTTAATTCTAATTATGATACATTATTAGTTAATAAAAATAATACCAAAGAAATTATAGATTCTGATGAATTTAGATTTAAATCATCAATTGAAGATGTACTGAAAACTGATTCTAAAATTAATATTAAAATCAATAAAAAAACTAAAGATGAATTAGAAAAATTAAAACATGCATCTCAAGAAGATGAACTATACAATCCTAATGTTTGTAAAATTAAAAACGACATTATTGTTAAAAAATCACAGCAATTAGTTAATAATTTTATTGATAATATTTATGAAATTTATTTCCAGATAATTAATGATAAAAAATGTAATATTAATATTTTTAAAATCATATTAGATGATTATAATGAAAAACATAAAATAACTACCACTGTAAATATTAATAATATTTTAAATGATCTAATTACTTATTATTCTACAAATGAATATGCAATCGCTTTATTACATTCAATATATCATTATACAAAAAATGATGATATAAAAACCGATATTGAAACATTAACAGATATAGTATATAAAAATAAAACTAGCGAAAACCCTAAAGAATTTTATATTAAAAATATTATAAATCATCCATCATATTATTTAACATATATAGATTTATATGTTTTATCAAAAATTTATAGTTTACCTATTATATTTATAAGCACCAGTATAATTAATATTAATATTTCAAATGATAATTTTTTAATATCTAATATAGATACTAAATTTTCAAATGAATTTTATTTTATAAAAATACCCAGTATACATATGAGAGATGAAAAAAATTTTAAATTAATCCATTTACTTAATTCATTATCTATTAATATAAATAATAATATTAGAGATACAAGTGTTCTACAATTAAAAACACAAATTACAAGATATATTTCAGAAAATAATTACGATCTATTTGATGAATTTATTAAAAATGTACATTCATCTCTCATTGAAACTAAAAAATTAACCAAATTTATTAAATTAAATAAAAAAATTTCAAATTAATATATAATATGTTAAGTAATAAAAATATAAGTTAAACAAATAAATTATACTTTTAATATTTAATATTTGAGAGATTGAGAGATAAATAATAAATAATAAA